CTTGAACACCATGCCCGGCATGCCGCCGTTGAGCCACCGCTGGGCCTCAGCCTGGAGGGCCGCGGCTTCCATGTCGGTCTCGGCCATGACGCTGAACAGCCAGGACATGCCGCCCGCGGGGTGCACCGGGCTGCCGTGCTGCCGCAGGTACACCACGTCTTCGGCCGCGATCCGCATCGGGTCCGACCGATTCCTGCCGTAGTAGTACCCGGCAATGAAGCCCGTGTCGGACAGCATCGGCCAAGCAAACTGCGAGGGCAGGATGTACGCCGACACCGGCACGCCGTTGACCTTCTCGCCCACGTAGAGGTACGCGCGGCCCGCCACTTCCTTGAACCAAAAGAGCATGTGCAGCCACATGCTGCCGGTGTAGATCGGATCGGGGTTCTGCAGCAGGTCGAGCACCGGGTGGTCGAGCACCTCCTCGACCTCGTCGCCCGCCCGGTTGGCGTACGTGGCCGCCTTGCCGATGAGCGACTTGACCCGCCCGCGGTTGGTCGCGTGCTTGACGATCCGCTTATCGACCACCTTGCGTCCGGCCTTGGCGATGCCCGTGCCGGTCTTGCGGAACAGCCGCAGCGTCTGCCCGGCCAGAACCGTCGCGTTGATCGTCGCCGCCCGGTAGGCCGTGCCCGTGATGCCGCGCGTGACCAGTTCGTAGTCGCGGCCCGTGTTCTGGTTGTTGTACGAGGTCGACGACTCGCCCGGGATGAGCGACGCCGACACCCACGCGCCGGGAATCTCGCGCTGGTCGGGTTCAATCGCCTTCTTGGTGGTTCGCTTTGCCATGGTGGTCATGCCCATCCGCGTGATTCGGTCGCCTCATCCAGTGTACCCGCGTCGGCGACACGCCCGACCCATGCGCCCATCGACGCCTTGGGCCCGTCGAAGTACATGCACGCGTATCGCAGCGCGTCAAGGCCGTCGTCGTTGGCCTTGATCGGCTCCTCCTTGGCCGCCTTGCCGTCCTGACCAGGCGGGTAGCAGTACGCGTCGAACTCGGCGAGTGTCGAGGTCGGTCGCTTGGCGTTGTACAGGTCCGCGTCCGTCTCGACCGTGCAGCCGTCGAGCAGGTACAGCCGTGGCCGTCCGTCGCCTTGCACCAGGAGTCGCCCGTGCACCGAGTCGCGGCCCGTCCGGTGGTCCTTGTTTGCGGCGATGGTCTGGATGCCCGCCGACGCGAGGGTCGCGCGGTCCTCGGCGTCGTGGTCGGTCACCGTGGCTAGGTACGTCTCGCTGGCGGACAGGGCGACAATCTGCCTCGCGTGGTCGGCGACCGTCCGCTTCGACCGGTACACCTCGCGGTACAGGTACATCCGCCCATCGCCGTCAACCGCCCACCACTGGCAGACGAACGGGTGGACGTAGCCGAAGTCGATAGACCTGATCTTGGGCCACGCTTCCCAGCCCGGCGGCATGGCCTTGACCACGTGGATGGTCGGGTCGAACTCGGGGTAGACCAGACCCTCGGCCGCGGCCCAACGCCCGTCGAGCAGCCGGGCACGGCGATGCCCGCTCAGCGACTGCAGTGTGGCGAGGTACTTCTGGCCCGCCTGCGTCCAGTCGCCCTTGGCCTCGTCCCAGAGCATCGGGTTGTCCTTGTGCCGCGACTCGTAGACGGCCATCTGCCCGCGGTCGGCCCGCCGCTTGAGCCAGTGCGACGGTGCCGCGGGGTTGCAGTCGGCGATGATCTGGTGGTACGGGCCCTTGCCGTTGCGAAGACGGGTCGTCAGTTTCTCCCAGTCGTCCTCGCTCAACTCGGTGGCCTCGAACGCCGCGATCAGGTCGTACTCGGTGCTCATGATGCGGTCGGGGTTGTCGAGCCCGCCGACCACCAGCGTCGAGCCGTTGTCGTAGTCGTACGCCGACCTGGTGCGTCGTGCTTGGTTGGTCAGCGTGCACCCCGCCTGCACCACCTTGCTCTCGAACGTCACCAGCACGCTCTCGGTCATCGACGCCCGCGTCTTGCGGACGATTAGCCCGCGGGTCTTGGGGTACTTGAGCAAGTACAGGTGCACCTTCTCGAGAATCGCGCGGGTCTTGCCCGTGCCCGCCGGGCCCGGCACCAGCACCTCGGGCGACTTGCTCTTCCACACGGCCAAGGCCGCACCGAACGGTTCGTAGTCCATCACACCTCGTCGATGGGGGCCCGCTTGCCGTACATCTGGACCGCCTGCGTTGGCTTGCCAGCGTCGATTCGGGCGTTCTTCTCGGCCTCAATCTCGGCCGTCAGGTTGTCGCCGTCCATGGTCCGCAGCACGCTCGCCGCCTTGATGGCGTCGGAGTCGTCCGGGCTCGCCGTGGCGATGTCAACCAGCCGATCGACGATCTTGGGCCGCATGTGCTCTGGGATCGGCCACCGGTGCTTCAACGCACGGGCCACCATGCGGGCGTCCTCATGGGCATGGTGCGGATCAGCCAGGAGCCCGGAGTCGGTCGCCGCCGGCTCGGTCGATGCGGGCACGATGGCCCTTGATCCCACAATCGTCGGCTCGACTGTCATGACCAAACTGTATCAGCCGCCCCGCTTCTCGGCCCTGATCGCCTCGAGCAGGCCCTCGATCCGGCCCAGCCTAGAGCCGAGTTCGATCAGGGCCCCGTCGACCTTGGCCTGTGTCGCCGCCGTGGCCTCGACCGCCTTGTTCGCCAACTCGAGGGCACGGGCGGCTGTCACCCTCGCGTCGTACATGACCGCCGCCACCGTCAGCAGCGTGGCGCCGCCCGCGATCCACTGGCCCGGCGTGCCCTTGCCGACGATGTGCTTGTTCGCATCGACCGTAATGGACTCGCTCATGGCTTAGCCGCCTTCTTGATGCCCAACGACTTCTGGACCTGGTCGACCACACGACGGGTGTACTTGTTCTGCACGCTGTTCGCCACCGACGCGAATGCTTGCCAGTCGGCGATGGTCCCCTTGCCCGCCTCGATCGTGGTGACAAGTTGCTGGGCCGCCAAGTGCTCCTTGAGCAGTTTCCAGCCGAGCACCAAGCCGACCAGCACGAGGCCCGTAATGGCGATGGCCGCGCGGTACGCGATGATCCACTGGCCCGCCACACACGCCGCGAAGATGCCGAGGCCCGTCACCACGGCGTTGACCGACCGCAGCCAGACGCCGCCCACGACGGCAAGCCCGAGGCCCGCGACGGCACCAAACGTCAGCAGCCGCGACAACAACCCGTCCTTGGCCTCCTCAAGTTCGGCGATCCGCTTGCTGGCGTCGGCGAGGTCCGCCTCGGCCTTGGCCAGTTGCTCGGCGCCGGCGGCGATGCCGGTGCCGGTGGCCTCAAGCGTGCCTGCCACGCTGTTGAGCCGCGCGACGCCCGTGGCGATGGTCTGGGTTTCGGCTGACAGAGCGGGGGCCGCGGCCTCGATCCTGCGGTTTGCGGTGTCGATCGTTGCCGCGGCTCCCCGAACTTCCACGGCGGCGGCCTTGGTCGCCTGCGTCGCGGCCGGAAGGCCGCCACCCGAAGCGGACGCTGCCGCCTTGCCCTTGCACCCACAAGCCGACGCCACCGCGAGCGCGATGGCGACGGCGTACCACAGTGTTGCTCGGTTCGTCATGCCGTCAGTGTACCGACTTTGCCCGCCTCAGTCTGGTGGCGTCCACCCGCAGCGTCTGCCCGTCATCGAGCAGGATGGTGGCGACCAGCACAGACGGCTCTGGATGCCACGGGACGCACGCGAGCAGCGTGCCCCTCCTGACGTACTGCTTGCCGCCCATCGTCTTCCAGACGGCCTGCACGGGCTGCCCGATGGGCATGGCCTTGACCCGTGCCTTGGCCTTCGCCTCGGCCTTGCGGCGTTCGACCTGGTGCTTCCTGTCGGTGGTCTTGGTGCGGCAGGCGTCAAGGGACGGGACCCACGCCGATTCCGGGGAATGGGCGCGGATCTTTGGCACTGGTTACGTGCCTCCCAAGCGGTCGAGCCTGGTGTCCAGTTCCGTGAACAGCCACAGGGCGTCGTTGTAGCCCCGGATCACCCGGTAGACGCCGCCCGCCGCTTCCCAGCGTTCCGCCCAGTCCCGCTGCGTGGCGGTCTGGCGGCCTGTGTCGGTCTTGATTTCCATGGCTACGGGCACGCCGCGGTAGACGCCGATCAGGTCGGCCGTGCCCGCCTCGGCGCCACGGATGAGGCGGTCGGCGATGGTGAACGTGCCCGCTTGGACGCGGACGAACGCGGCCCGGTCGCCCATCTGCGTGATGGCGAGTCGGACCTGCTTCGTGACGTTGTTCTCGGCTCGGCCCATGCACCAGTGTACTGGGTCACTTGGCCTCCTTCGCCCGCACGCGGAGCATGGCGTCGGCGATGGCATAGGCATCACCGGCAATCTCGGCGGCACCCTCGGACTCGCCGGTCTTGATGTTGTAGTCCAACATCATCTCGCGGTGCGGTTCCGTCGTGGTCACGTCGCCGTCGATCAATGGGTTCCGATGGTTCACGATGCGGAAGTTTCCGATCATGGCCTGCATTGCCTTGGCCGCGAAGTAGTCACGCAGACTCATCGCCGGTTCGTTGTTGCTCACTTGGCCTCCTTCCCCCGCGTCAGGGCACCGCTGGCATCATTCGTAGCATGTTCATGTTCCCACGCCAGTTTCGCCAACAGATATCGCGTGGCAATCTCATTGTCTCCATGTGCAAAGACTTGCCTGACTTTGCCAGTGTGCCTTATTGCTGAACTGCTCCATCCCGACATCGGTCCTGTCTCTTCTAACGCAAACAATGTCCATCCTTTGGGCATTGCACTTGCCGCACCGTCAATCGTCGCCGGGAATGGATGGTCAAACGACTCTTTGCCGTTGTCATTTTTCCACCAATACTGACAAATACCACTTGCATGAACGTGTCTCAATACCTGTGACCAACCTGCACGGATAGCGTGCCATTCAATGAGTTCAGTAGTCGTCATCGTCTTTATTCCTTTGCACGATTCAACGCGTGTGTGTTGTTTGTTTTCAACATAGCCACGAGTGCCAAAATACGTGATTCCGATTGTGTATTTCTATCAACGATTTCAGTGTTGCACTCGTGACTTTGGTCATGTTTGCGCCACGCCATCACCTCAGCCGCCAGAACCTCCCGCTTCCTCACCGCCGCATCCAACGCCTGCCTTAGTTCATGCGCGTTGAGGCATCCCGTGCCATTGCACGCAACGAGGATGCTGTTGAGCAGCGATTGCAGGTAGGCCTCGGCCTGTGCCGCATGCTCGATCAGCCGCTGATTCTCGGCTTCAAGCCATTGCACGCGAGCAACCAAAGCCATGGTGTCGTCGTCTGTCATTCGGCCTCCTTCGCCTTAAACACCTTCCCCTTCGCATCCAAGATCGCCACGATAATCTG